TATCCACTGATCTGAGTGCAATGGATAGTACGATCAGTCATCAATTGAAAGGTTCTACTAGCCATCGACTCTTTCGGAAGATGGCAGGTAAGATAAGGACTCGATTACTCTAACTCGGATATTAGAAAAAATACATCGAAAAATCTTTCAATTGGATCCTAAGAAAAGAAAATAGGCTTGTTTTTGTATAGAATTAGGTTATGACGGACTTGAGAATTGTGGGTTAGCGGATGTCCGGTGATCCCTTTACAACAGTTTTCAATACATACATAAACCATATAGTTTCCCAGTGCTATCTGCAGAAAATCTTAAAATTCGGGCCAGAAGACTATAGGAGTTTCAAAAGTGGCGATGACTTCATTATTTGTTTCAAGAAGTTATCTCATGCACTCTAATTCCAGCAGAACTTAAAGCTAGTATATGCTGAATCCAAGAAGTAATAGCAATAACCCCGGTGGGCCTGTGGTATGATTTGTCCTCCTTCCGACTAGACATTGAGTGTGAATCGGGCATCATATTGCTCTAAGGACATATTTTTCGAAGATGATTAAACAATTATAATAACTGATTTATAAAACTTCCTTATAAACGCGAGGTATTATATCGGGCACCAAACCAAAATGATATAAAATATTGGATAACATGCCATTGCTGTTTCATAATCCCGTTTTTTTACAATCTTAGGGTTCGCTAACCCTAGAAGAAATAGCCAAGTCCATCTCTAGACTTCATCAAAACGTATTCTTCAAGATGATATCACGTGAATTCTTTAAAAGATTCGGCTCATTCTGGTAACACATGTAATAGGTATAAGACACTTTAGAATATGTGGTGAGGATTCGGTTAAGAGAGTATGGTTATTGTCCAATCTCTCTTAGAATTTAGTACGAAAACGATCTAAAGAAAATACAGCTCGTGAGAGTCATGGGCAATTCTCACAAGAGAAGTATTTTTAGAGAGATCAAAATTTTTATGTTATCGACATATCACAAAGCTTTAATAAACCCGAAAGAAAATATTGCGAGAATTCCAGGGAATGACAGACGAGATGTCACTCTTGGAAAGATTCGAGCCAAAATCGCATAATATACAACCGGAGATCGAAAAATGTTCAGATTTAATGTCAACGATATCTATAACCCAGTCTATCAGGATAACGTCACTTCGACAAGTGAAACGTTCACTGCCTCCTATAACTTATTGTCTTCACCAGTCTCTACCACTGAGGTCGGTAAATATCGAGTTATTTCGGCATATATCAAAGGTTTTGAAACATGTAGTGAGTATAACCAACAGGGATAGCTCTATGTTTTAATGACTGAAGTTGGAAATTTAGACATCGATGCAATAAGATAGCACCCAAACACCCAAGAATCAGTGTTATTGCGAGAAGGATTCTAGCTGAATTATGTGCCTAGCACACCGAATGAAAAGTTGTTCATAAACAGCTATGCAGACTAAACGGTATGCCCCAGATTTATATATTTCGTATATTATAACGTCAATAGTACTTATTCATAAATTGCTTTTGATTTAGTAATTAATTATGAATATATAATCACTGAGTCTCTTCATAATCTAGTGGCACCCGTACCTCCCACTATGCACACCAATCTGCAAGATAAGATGACCGAAAAAGCTATCACTCTTTCAAATAGAGCGCACGAGAATCAACATCGCGGATTTTGGAATACGCTGAAATCTATTGGTTCAGATATCGGACATTTTGCCTAGAAACTAGGCAGAGGTGTTATGAATCAGATGGGAGCAAAAGCCTTATAGTGGACTGGTAAGAAATTTGGCATGGAAGCCTTAGAAAGTATGGCTGTCGCTGTAGCAGGAAAGAGCGATTTCGAACCGGTTCGTCAGAAAAAGGCGAAGCTTCAAAAGAAAAAGAGGAGAAAATAAGTTAGAGGAAAGAAGAATAAGCATAAGATCAGAGTTTAGGGTTACAAACACCTAGAAGCCCATTGGTATTTGGATCTGGGTGTGGGTAATGGATAAAATTTTGATGAGATAGAATTGCTCTAATTTAAGAAATCTACCTGGATTGAGAAAAATGCAGGGATCGAATTATACGGATATGAATACTTTGGATTACAACCTCCGGTTGAACCATCCAAAGATCAAGCAGAGGCTGAACCACTTGTATAAGGTAAGGCACAAAGCAATCTAGGAGACGGAAACTCCTAGAGAAATGATATAATAATTGAAAAAGCTGAAAACGTCAATTTCGAAGATCTTAAATAATTTAACGAACAATCCTCGTAATTAGGAGTTCGACTGAATTAGGAGAGAAATGTTCGATCAAAACACAACTAGTTTAGATGTGTTAACGTCTTAAAAGACTTAGTCTCAAAGTGCATTCCTTGAACTAAGCAACTTCTATGCACC